TAGCCCTACTGGTAATCTTCTTGCTGACTTAATGGCCCCTCCTCCTGCTAGAACTCAGGCAGAGCAGTTAAGGACTAGCATTGGTGGAATGTTTGGGCTGGACACTAGACCTCCTATAGAAAAGCTACAAGAGCAGTTAGCTGGTATGCCTCTTTCTACTGCTGCTGACTATACCAATGCTGCTCAGGCTGCTAAAAACTTAGGCTTGTCGGCTCAGGCAGTGCAGCTTAATGCTTTAGCTACGAAGAAAGAAAAAGAAGAAGAAGAACTCAGAGTAAAAACACAAGCTACAACTTCTCAGAGAGCAGCAGGAGCGCAGAGAGTAGCAACAGCAATGCAGAATACTACAGACCCACGAGTCAAGCGGGAGTTAGCAGCATTGCTTCCTTCTGTTGCTAATGGTTTATTATCAGGGTCAGAGCTTACTACTGCTATAGACCAAAGTATTGACCGTTACTCAATAGAGCCTCTTACTGCTGCTGAGAGAGAATCAATAGGTAGATTAGTTGACGAAGACCCTGAGCTTCAATCATTAATGCAGAATCCTGGGTTTTTTGCTAGGCTTTTTGGAGCAGAAGACGCAGCTAAAGGAAGAGAAGAACTCATAAGAGAGTTCGGAAGAATCCAGCAGATGAACCCTGGTATTGCTGACGACCAGATTATTGATATGTTCTTAGCGGATAATCAAGCAACCATTGAAATGGTAGTAGAAGGTGAAGGAACTGACGCGCCTACTGAAGATGTGTCAGGAGAACCCCCAGTTGTTCCAGCAGGAGAGACACCAGAGGGTACGCCTCTTATGACTGGAGCAGAGCAAAGAGCTTTCCTTGATAAAGTAGGCAATGATAAAGCAGCACAGGTAGCAGAAATAAACAGGCTAGTAGTGAAGAGGTTGGATGAAGAGGACGCTGCTGGTAGAAGGCTGAGGACTGGAAGAGAGAGGTCAAGACGAGCTGCTCAGTTGAGAGCGCAGTATTATAGAATACTTGGAGTAGATTTAACTCCTTCTACTATTGCTACTCCTGCTGGCCCATTTTAATTTAGCTGAGACTGTTAATGGCTAAAAATACAAGACCTAAAATTTACAGAGGCAACAATGCTGTAGAGATAGTAGAAAGGACGTTTGACGTAGAGCTTACTCCTCAGCAGAAAAGAATAGTAAAGCTGGAAGGCTATGCTACTCAGCCTTATAAGGATGACAAAGGAAACTGGACTACTGGTGTAGGGCAGACAGGCATCTATATGGATATGACTCCTATAGAAGCAATGGAAGCTAAAGAAAGAGAAGTCTCTGAATACATCCCTAGCTACTCTAGTTTACCTACAAGCGTAAAGACTGAGCTGTTTCAGCTTCATTATCGTGGTGACTTAGCGCAATCTCCTAAGTTCAGAGAACTATTCAATGCAGGGAAGAGCGAAGAAGCTAGTGTTGAGCTTTTAAATCACCAAGAATATAAAAAAAGAAAACAAAAAGTAGGAGCATCCTACAGGGATGGTGTAGTTAAGAGACTTGAAGAAGCTGCTGCTGTCTTTGCTAATTACAACAATGCTCCTAGTATGACTCCTGAAGAACAGGAGCTAACACAACGCCAACTTGAAGGACTATTTGGAGAGACCGCTACAGCTCCCTCCTCTATTGATATTCCTGGTAGAAAGAAAGAATTTTCTAAAAGAGAAGTTAGTGAAAGAGCTACTAATGTACGTCAGCTAATTAAAGATTCTTTAGGAATAGCAAAAGATAAAGCAACAGATTTAATAACAGATACAGTAGAAGGCGCAGACAAAGTAGTAGAAGGCTTAGACAAAGCTGAAGCAGCTATGCGCACAGGTATCCCTAAAGTACTAGATGCTACTGCTGGAGCTATTGAAAGAGCAGAGCCTGTTGTGCGCGCTGGCTTGGACACTCTTAAATCTAATGTGCTTAGTGGAGCAGACAGAGCTGTAGAAGGCTTAGATAAAGCTGAAGCTGTTACTCGTCAAGCTATGGACGCTACACTAGCAAAAGCAGATACAGCAGTAGAAGGTCTAGATAGAGCAGAAGCTGCTTTACGTAGCAGACTGGGCATGGAGCCTACTTCAGAGCCTGTGCCTGAAGAGCCCGTAGAAGAGCCTCCTGTGCCTAGTTCTATTACTATCCCAGGGAGAGAAAGAGTTTTTCCTGTCAAGCCTACCGAAGAAGTAGCTAAAGAAGTAAGAAGGTCTATAGTTACTCCCGCTGAAGAGCCTGAAACAATACAAGAAGCTATTATTAAACAGGAAGAGCCTAAGCCTATTCCTTATGAGCCTAAGACAATAACTCGTATTCCTGCCGACTTTGGGCAAAGAATTACACTAGAGGATATTCAACGTAGTGCGTCTCTACGGGAATACAGAGCGTTACCAGGGGATGTGTTTAAGGATGGTAAGCTGTATCGTGTTTATTCAGAGAAGCCATCTAAAGTATCTACTCCAGAAGAAGAGACTAAGCTAGGAGCTATTCAGAATCTGGTCTATGGCTTTGATAGATACGGTAATACTATAGAAGAGAATGTAGGGGACTACTTGAAAACAATTATCCCCATGAACGCTTCCGCTATACCCACAGAGTCAGACCCTTACGCTGATGTGTTTGCAAAGGCAGACTCAGACACAAGAAGAGATATGCTGGCTAACCAGCGATACAGAGATTTAATAGAAGAATATGGCTATGAGACTGTTATTAGTCCTCCTACTGGCGCAGCCATAACAGGGGGCTTTGTAGGCTCTCTTCTCAGCCCTACTACTTTAATTCCTTTAGGGGGCACAGTAAGAACTGGTGCTTTGTTAGGAGCTGCTTTGTCTGCTGGCTATACTGCTTCTGCTGATTTAGCAGAGAGGGGAGAGATAAGAGTAGTTCCTACTGCTAGCTCTGCTATTCTTGGTGGTGTGCTAGGAGGTGGCTTAGCAGCTCTTACCCGTCCTTCTAAACTGATTTCTTATGAGCTTTTGTTAGATAAGAACGGTAAACTTCTTAATGCTTCTCAGATGCCTGGGAGATTAGCTAAATTACAGAGAGAAGGAAAAGCTACGCCTAAGCAGATTAAGGCTACTCACGATTACTATACTGTATCTAAGCCTGTCGCAGAGGCAGAGCAGAAAATAGCACAGCAAGGCCCAATATCTAGAATGATGTCTCCTATTGTAGACAGATACTTAGGCACTTTTAACACTACCCTTAAGAAGTACAGCTCTCTTTTAGCGCAGCGTGTAAGAACTTACGAGATAAACTCTCACATAAAGATAGCCAACTCTCTTAGGAAGGCTACTCCTTTTATTGCTAGTTTTAATAAGCTATCTAAGACCACTGCTGACGACATAGCTTACAGGATAGGACTAGGGCAGTTTGATGAAGCTAAGAACTTGATGCCTGTTTCTATGCAGACAGAGTTTGAAGATGTGATTGGTCTCTTAAAAGGCTTTGAAGCAGACCTTAAGAAAGCAGGGCATACCTTCGAGCCTATCGAAAACTACTTCCCTCGTCTTGTAAAGGACTATGATGCTCTTACAGCAGCTTTAGGGCGGGAGCCTACCTCAGCGATACAGAAGCAGATAGCAGCTTACGCCAGGCTTACAGGAAAAGCCGAAGCAGACTTGAGTATTGAGACTCTTGCCGACATTTCTGACAAATACCTTAGAGGCTTGGTAGTTAAACCTCGCAAGGGAGGCGGTGCTACCTTTGTTAAAGAGTCTAGAGGTAAGATGGGTATTGTAAGGCAGAGAGAGCTAGATAAGATACTGGAGCAGCAGAAAGAACTGATGCAATACTATGCCTCTCCTAGTGAAGCTCTCCAGAACTACATTACTAAAGCTGTTACTGACATAGAGAAGAGAAGAGCCTTAGGAGTCTATGGCAGTAAAGCCAAGAGCAAAGCAGGTAAAGAACTCGTAGAAGATAGCGATGGTTTCTTAGATGCTGATAGCTCTCTAGGATTCCTTATTCAGAAAGAAAGAGCGAAGGGTGATTGGAGTATTGAGAACGAGAAAGAGATAGTAGAGCTGCTCCGAGGTTACTTTGTTGGAGGAAACCAGTCTCCTGGCTCTGTAGTAAGATTTCTTAGAACGGCTGGCTATGCTGGTACTATTGCTAACCCTATCTCTGCAATCACTCAGTTCGGTGATTTAGGTATGTCTGGTGCTATCCACGGCTTCAGGAATACTATCTCAGCTATGCTTGGTGAGAAGAACATTAAGCTAGTAGATAACGGCTTAAAGTCTCTCGCAGAATTTGAAGACCCTAAGAGAACTGGTGCTTTCTTGGAGAAGCTATTTAAGTACTCAGGCTTTGCTACGATAGACCGTATAGGCAAAGAGACTACGATGCAAGCTGCTCTTAATAAAGCACAGCAGTTAGCCCAGACTACAGCAGGAAGAGAAACACTTAGGAAGAAGTACGGGCAAGTCTTTGGTAAAGAGTTTGACAACTTCATAGGAGACCTTCAGCGGAAAGAGATAACAGACAATGTTAAGTACTACGGCTTGAACGAACTAGCTGATGTACAGCCTGTCTTCTTGTCTGAACTACCCAGAGCTTACATCGAGAATCCTAATGGTCGTGTGTTGTATATGCTTAAGTCTTACACACTGAAGGCTTACGATGTTGTACGCAACCAAGTCATTCAAGAATACGCTAGAGGCAACAAGGCTGAAGCTATTAAAAAAGCTGCTGCTTTAGCTGCTTATCTCTCCTTAGCTAACGCTGGCACAAGCATGACAAAAGACTTCTTATTAGGAAGAGATGTTAAGCCTGAGCAGATTCCAGACAGAGCTTTGTGGGGATTGCTAGGGGTGTTCGGTGCTAACCAATACGTCAGTGAGAGGTATCTTTCAAGAGGTGACTTAACAGGCTTTGCCAAGAACCTTATAACTCCTGCTACTCCTCTACTGGACGAGGCATTTAAACTAGGTGGTGACATCGTTGGAGGAGACTTAGAAGAGGACTTCTTTAAGTACGCTAAGCCAGTACCTATTGTAGGTAATATAGCTTACAACTGGTTAGGCGGTGGAGCCGAAGCCTGGAACGAAAGGAACAAATAAAAAACCTACCTAGCCAGAGACCTAAGGGGAAATCTACTGACTAGGCAGGTGGAGGAGATAGAAGATGACAGTCTTCAGTACTTATACTACAAGGTACTGATTAGTCTGTCAAGATACCATTTACACTTTTCTAAGTCTTGCTTAGTCTTACCCTTATACATACACCGCCAAAGATACTTTAACGCATTTCCCCGCAAATAACCCTGGAATTCCTCACCGCTTAGTGTCGAGCTAATAGCTTCGATACACTCAACAGTCCCTGTATTATAATGTGCAGGGCTGTTGACTTCTTTGTCTGACTCCGGCACTACCTCTCTGTATAGTGCCTCATCCTTCTCTTCTCTTAGCTTCTTAGCTACCTCATCCCATTCCTCTGGTGTAGCATCGTCTATGCTATCTTTGATGATAGTCCAAGTTGCATTCGGATGCAGGTTAGGACAGTCCCCAGTCAGTCTGATAATCCACTGTTTACCTAAGTCGTTGGTAATGACAGCATCTCTGTCACCTTTGCTCAGCACTGTGTACTCTTTGTTGTTGCTCAAGCAACCTGCTGCTACTTTGTCTGATTTAACCTTCACTATACTTACTCCTCAAATAGTTGATAGACACAGGCATCTCATCGAAGCTCCCGTTATCTATCTCGTTTAACATCCAGACACCTGACCAGCTACCGTTAGTCTGTGGTGTCAGATAATCCTCATCATGCTGGTAGTAGATACCTGCAAAGATACCTGTTACTGCTGCCCCGTCTGCCTTCCTAGCGAAGGCTATGTCTCTGTCTTGTACGTGGCCTTGGACACACGACATCATCTTCTTCTGAAGCAGTAGCTTAGCATTAGATACAGGACGGCCCATAACACCGCTAGTAAAGTAATGACTATATACAATGCCATCCAGAATAACTGGCTCAAGAAAATCATAGACTTCCCAGCCCATCTCTTCAAGCTGTAAATCATCATAGCTTATCAGTCCCTCCAGCTTAGCATCTGACTCTACTGCTCTCTCTATCCTATGCTCGTGGTTGCCTAAGCAGAACACCAGTCTAGGGTTCCATCTCTTACGCTTGCCTTTCTTTAATCTCTTCTGCTCTTTACGTATAGGCTTTAGGAACAGCTCCATAGCTTCTACCCCTGCCTGTATATCACTGGTGTACCGCCTACCCTCAAAGCTCTTCTTGCCTACGTCATAGGTGGACAGTGAGGGCATATCCCAGTGGTCTCCCAAGTGGACTATAACATCAGGCTTCTTATCTACTGCATATTTACCTGCCCACTCCAGATGGTCGATAGGATACTCTGGCTTTACTTGTGTGTCTGGTATTATTAGATGCTTCATCTCAGTCACCCATTGTTAGACTCTTAAAGTTCTCTTTGATTGTGTCAATATCAAACAAATACATTTTAGTTTCTGACCCATTATCCCCTCCTACTTTGATTGAATGATACTTCTCTCCGGCAATTAGCTTTTTAAGCCTTGCGCTAGACACAGCAAACAATCCTTCCCCATCAGGTGTATGTATTTTGTAGATGTAGTAGGCTGCTTCACTTCTATCTATGCCCGAAGGCTTACCACGGCACTGGAACTCTACTGCTACGTTACCTGTTCTTTTGCACATAAAGTCTTCTTTAACTTCAATCAATACGACATCGCCAGTCTTTAGTTTTACTTTTATATCGTAGCGGTAATCGTTGTTTAGTTCTATTACTTCATGGCCTTCATCAGAAAACCACTGAGCTACCTGCTCCTCTGTCTTAGCAGCTAGAAGAAGGTCTTGCTCAAAGCTGTAGTGAACCATAAAGACTAATCATCCCAGGAGCCACAGATAATAGCTCTGTCAGTGTAATAGGTAGCCATAGATTCAAAGTAAGCTATCATGTGTAGATGGAGGCTCGGCCCTCCGAACAAGAAGTAACACATAATAACAGGGAGAGCTAGTAGCGAGAGGCTATCTAACACTCCACGAAAACGGGATGTCATACTCGGTGAAATATCTAAAGCCTTGCTTCTCGGCCCATTCGCCATGTGTGAATTTTGTTCCATCTCTTCTCTTCCTCGCTCCTGGCATGGGAGTCTTCGGGTTATAGAATATAAAAACAAGTTCTTCATGTTTGCCTAGCCCTTCTGCTATGTCCACGTACTTCCTAGCTTCTTGTCTGTCTCTGAACCTACCTTTGGCTTCTATGTAGATAGTGTTCTTGCCATCGTGGTAGATAAAGTCAGGGAGGTAGGTCTTGTACTGGACGTACTTAACAGTGTCGGAGTGACACTTACAGCCTTTGAGCTGCTTGTGGTGGAGGTCATACTCGAACCAGCTATCGTAACCTTTGGGTGGTCTGCCAGTTCGCTTCTTCTTTTTATTGGGCTGCTTCATGCGGTGGAGTCCATATCTCTTCCGGCTTGCGCCTGAGCCATAACAGTCTTGCGTTCTCAATCACACGCTCCTCAGACTCGTGGAGTTCAACACACTTATCATACATCTCCTGCTCGGTTAATCCTTCTAGTAGCTTCAGAGACTTCTTATCGCCTATGCCGTTGATACCCATGATGTTATCTATCCTATCACCCATGAGTATCTGCCTGTAGAAGAACAGTAGTCCTTCCTCTGGTGTTACATAATACTTTTGTTTCTTGACGAAGTTGTAATGCCAACCAGGAACTTGGTCGAAGTCTTTGTCTACGCTACAAATAATGCAGTCATCGCCTAGCTCAGTAGCTTTGATAGCGATAGCATCATCAGCTTCTTCGCCCTCTGATACGATAGCACCCCACTCTCCCTCAAGAGCTGCCCTGATGAAGTCGATTTGCTTTGGCTTTTCCTTAGGGCGGTTGCCCTTGTAAGGAGCTGTGGTGGCTATGTCGTTACGGTAGTTGGTTCGCCCTGTGAGATAGAGCTGGAAGTCTTCAAAGTCGGAGGAGAGTGCTATGATAGTGCAGACATAGCTATGTAGTACATCGAGCAAATACTCTGCTGATTTATTTTCTTCTTTTTCCGCAGCGTATCCTATTCGATAGCATATTATATCTGCATCTATAAGTATCATAACCTCTCCTCCTTAGCTTTGAACTATAGAGCTACTTCTTCAAGCTCCATAGCTGTGGCTGGGCCTTTGTCTCCTGACTCTCCTGAAGACTCATAAGGAATCAGGTCAGTGATGAAGAACTTAAGCATCTTAGGTGACCTGCCTTTGTTGTTTCTCCAGTCGTAGTAGGTAATCATAGCCCTAGCTTTAGAGCCATTACCTACCTTGAGACCATCGTCCTGGTATATCTCATCTATCTTATCACCTGCTGAGTTAAACGCGATGAGAGGATAGTCAGACTTACAGGTAATAAACTTACCTTTCTCTGGCTGCTTATCGTTATCATTGACGTTCAAGCCTACGCTCTTGAGCTTCTCACAAGCAGCGTCTGACAGGTTACACAAGTCCACTGAATACTTATCGTTCATATTCTTGTGGTTTAAGAATGCCCAGTAGATGTCGGCATTTAGAACTATATTGTCCATATTGGTTTCCTCATTTGTAGTACTACAGTATGTATGGTAAGTCCATAGGGAGGCTTTGTCAATGGGTGTCTGCCCATGTCTTGCCTATCTTGAACTCACCATCTAAAGGGCAGTTTAGCCCTAAAGTCTTTCCAGCTTCCCTGATAGCGTAGACTGCTTGGTATCCTACAGCCTCTCCTGCCCACTCAGGAACCTCTATCTGCCACTCATCATGTACGTTAGCAACGAACTTGTAAGGTAGCTTGTGTGTCTGTAACGCCCTGTCCAGGATAACCAGAGCTTCTTTCATAACGATAGCTCCTGCTCCCTGTAGCAGAGTGTTGAGGCTAGAGTGCTTAGACCTTACAGTCAGCTTCCTGCCATCTAGCCCGTCTAATAGTTTAGTCTCAGCCTTTGCCTCTATCCTCTGGCGTAGCTTACGCAAAGCTGGAGTGTTCTCTAAGAACTCTTCAATCAGCTCAGTGCCTAGCTGATGTGAGCCTCCTACTATCTGTCCTATCTTGGTTGGCCCCGCCCCGTAGAGGAAGGCATAGATAAACGTCTTAGCTTGGTCTCTGGTAGCTAACCCTGCTGCCTTCTGATTAGCTGTGTGTATGTCACCAGACAGAACTTCGTAAGTATATTCATCATCGTCCATGTAGTGAGCTAACATCCTAAGCTCTAGTCCACTAGCATCAGCACCTACCAGCACGTTACCTTCGTCTACAGTCCAGCACTCTCTGCACTCTCTGCCAAAGGGGACATTGACAGCAGGGACTTGAGCCATGTTCGGACTGCTATGAGTCATGCGCCCAGTAACTGTCCCGTTAGTCCTGACCCTGCCATGTACTCTGCCTTCTCTGGTAACTACCTTCATCCAAGACTCTACCTGAGACTGCCTCTTCTGTAGCAACAAGTAGCGATTAATCATGTTACTCTCTGGTGTGTTGACTTCGGCTAGGACTTTCTCGTTGATAATGAGCTGACCCTTCTCAGTCTTTGCCTTGAGCTTAACACCTTTGCTCTGTAGCCTCTTAGCTATCTGCTGACGAGAGCCTATGTTGAACTCTTCAATGTGGTCTTTGAGTTTCTTCCCTGTCTTCTCGCTCACTCTTGGTGTGATGATAGGAGGGAATATCTTACGTAGCTTCTCTGTGATGTCCTTCATCTCCATCGTCACAGTTACGATGATGTCGTTAGCTTTGTCTACGTCTAGCTTGAAGCCATTAACTTCCTGTTGCTTGAGGATGTAGGCTACGTCATGCTCTAAGTCGATAGACTGCTGACTGAACTTATTGAGAGATAGCTTCAGTCTTTCGTGTAGCTTAGCTGTAAGAGCTACGTCTTGGATACAATAACGTACCATCTCATCACTGAGACCAGCATCGTAGTCATGAAAGTCTATCTTAGGAAAGTTTAGCTTAGTACCCCAGCAGTCTAGGCTATGCTGTCTCTCATCTGCATGAGCTAACCTGGACAGTATCAGTGTGTCTGTAATCTTGTCTCTAGGTATCGTGATGTCCCAGACTTTCTCTAGCACAGGAGCATCGAAGCCTATAATGTTGTGGCCCACTACCTCATCAGCTAAGTCGATAGCTTCTTGTAGACCAAGACTCTCAGTGAACACAGTAGAGTCATCGTCTTGTTGTGTGACACAGCACCAGATAGTATCGTGAGCTAAGTTAGTCTCGATGTCTAGGTACAGTGTGCTATGACTCCCAGTCATTCCTTATCTCCTCCTCATCTGCAGCCTCCCGTAAGTCTTCACGGTCGATAGCGGGTACGTCATCTACAATATAACTGTAGCATTCGTTACATAAATCTAAATATTCTAGTGACTCAGCAGACTTCCTTGTCGCTTCATAGTCCGTTAGTATTTTGTCACAAGCACTACATCTCAAATTTCTTTACCGCACCTAGCACAGATGAACTCATCCTCCGGTGTGTACATCAGGTTCATGTTATCGTGAAGCCCCATAAGGCACTTAAGTTTTCCCCATAGTCTTAGCATTGTCTACCTCCTTTAT